GACAGACCTTAGCTGAGGATCTACACCTGAAATCTCTTTGATGATATTGTCAATACCTGAGCCAAGCTCCTGTGGCGTCATACCTAAATTTACAGGCTGAACTTCTTCTTTGTCGTCTATTTGAGCCGCATATTCAGCTTCTCGCTGCGCTTTTTCTTCGGCTGCTTGAGCTTCTCGTTCAGCTTTCTGTTCAGGCGTTTCAAGCGCAACGGCGAGCGCACCAATCCCTAAAAATACCGCAAATATGATCCCAAGCCATTTTAATAGCTTTTTCATAGCACACCCTATTTGCAGACTTTCTTAGATGCACTGATTGATCCATCTTTACAGACAAACTTACCATTGCTGCAGTGAGAAACACCACCTTTTTTACCACTGCATGGCGTATTTTTAGCCATGGCAGGGCTGGACGATAAGACAAATACGGTAGCAAACGCACTTAAAACTGATAAAAACTTGTTCATAATAGCACCCTTTGATTGATTGAGTTTTTATTATAAACAAAGTTACACCAATTTAGCAATTACATTGAATTAAACATTGCAATCATTTCCGCCACTTGTATTCTTGCTTTTTGTGCCTCGCGCTGCTGCTCATACTCTTGACGCTGCTCATCTGTCATAGGGTTTGGATCAATGATCATATAATCAGACAGCTTACCGCCGCCCATGGATGCGGCGATCGTTGCAGCTTGTATGTCGCCACGATAGCCGCCAATGGGGTCAATGTCATGAAATGCTTGCCATTCTAGAAACTCTGTATAGCTCATTTTACTGGCAAGCTCAGCGACGGTCATACCCAGATGAGCCGCCAATTTAAACAAAAATCGGCGGTCAGCATGAGCGATCAGTCCTTTTTTAAGTCATCCACCTTGGCATCAAAGCCATTTACTTCCCTGATCGCCTCAATCAGTTTGGTTAGTGTATCGGCGTGCATTTTGCCTAAATCTTTGATGTCATTTTCGGCAAATACACGCTTACCTTCTTCATCACAGACAGAAAATGTCACTAAACGCAATGATGATTTGACATCATCGCCTTTATCATGCATAAGCTTACCCTGCTCTTCTACTGTCAGTTTTTTGATATGTACAGTGCCAATACCGTCGATGCCGTAAGCAGTGGGCGTACCAAGATTGCTTAATGCTTTTAGCAAATCGTTTTTTAAATTACTCATGATTTATCCTGTTATCAGTTAATAAAAAAAGGGTGTGTTTGCACCCCTTATTCGGTCAGCTCTTTTGTCGTATCACCAGTGATTGTGATTCTGCCCTTTTTACGCAGTTTTTTCTTAGTATCTTCAGCATCTGTGGTCAGTTCTGCGATAATGCCTTTGAATTGGCGGCTTTCGCTTGTCGCTTCCATGAATTTTAGCTGAAAATACAGCTCTCTACCACTTTCAAAAGATTTTTGTAGCAGTTTATGTGTTTCATCCTCTGGTAGCAGCACATACTCAAACTCTACTTCCGAATTTTCTTTATAATCGACGACAGCATTGACTTGGCGTCTGTCATCTGTAGCAGTAATGTCATCAAGAACTTTCGCCTCAGATGGTACACCACATGATGTTAAACGCTCAATTTTTGTGAAGCTTGAGCTTGTATTTGTTGCTGATACGAACAGCTGATAAAAGCTGTCTTTTGCATTTTCTACAGTATTTGTTTCTGCCATAATAGTCACCTATGCAATTGTTTGCCAAAATTCGTACTCAATGATTGCGCGATAAAGCCCATCATCGTGTACATACACCACGCCACCATACTCTGATGGCTTGATTGTGTTTAATCGCTTGACCGCTTCTTGTGCCAGTGCGATAGTCTCATCATAATCTGCTGCGTAAATATCAATCTGCACACCTACCCACTCATGCCCTGTTGCCCCGTCTAGTGTGTTATCTGGCACATTTGACACCAGCGTATAAACCATAAAAGGCGGTGTGCTATCAGCGGTCTCAGGTACGAACAACGGATAAACACGATCATTGACTAATTCACCCAGCAAGCCAAAAATTCTTTTACTTGCTATCATTATCCACCCATGATTTTGTCAATACGCTCTCCCAATTTGTTTTTAAATCGATCCGCAGCATCTTCAGCACCGCTATTAAATGCAGGTCTAAAGATCGGTCTTGCTGCTTGATACTTTGTACCATATTCATTAAAAAACCAGTAATATGCTGAGCCGTGCGTTTTTCCTGAGCCTTCTGCGACATAAATAGCAATCGCCGCACCATCCAAATTTGCAGACTTGCCACGGGTTAGGCGTCGTCTTTTGATGCTTTTGTGATAAAGACCTGATTCTTGAATCTCGTATTTACCTGTGCCTCTTTTTGCGCGTCTTCTGCGTTTTTTGCCATTCTTGTCATAATAAAAGCCATCACCTTGACCATAGGACATATAACGGCGGTATGGTGCTTTTGTCATTGGTGCCTGAGATCTGACATATTTGTACATCGGTAATGATGCATACATCAGTGAGCTATACAATGCACTACCTGCTTGCTTGTTAGTAATCTCTTCCCTGGCTTGTTTAAGTTTTTTGCCAAGTTCTTCTGCACCAATCAGTTTCATTGTTCTGCCCCCTGTAGCAGTAGGGTAAGATATTCTCGACCACTTTTATTGTCCACCAGTGGCTCACCAATAATATCGTAGGTTTTACCACGGCACACGACACGCATATTACGCTTAATATCATCTCGATATCTGATTTTAAGCCTTGCCAATATCTCCACGCCTGCCGCTTTCCCAGCAATGACATCTTTGGCAGAGACGGGTGTAAATTGCCCCCAAACCGTATCTATGACAGACCATGTTCGCTTGGGTGCACCTGTTGCAGATCGTAATTGTAAATGCTGCATGAAAGATACTCTATCTTTAAGCTTACCTGCTTGCATCACACCCCCAAATTTCGATAAGGCTGTAACAACGCCTCAAATCCAAAGGGGATTGATTGCGGCGTTTGATAGTCATTATTGACAGCTTCTCGGTTGTCATACCAATGCCCAACAAGCAGTAACACCGCTTGCTGTACTGCCAGATTGCTTTCATCAAGTAATCCGTCGATGTAATTTGACGCATGAATTAAAGCAGCATTCAAATAATGCATAAGTAAATCATCTTCATCGTCATGATCGATACGGCACTGATGCTTGACCATTTCAAGCGTTATCTTCTGTGTCATCGCCATCATCACCTTTATTTTCAAGCACAGGTTCAGCCTTGTTGCTTGGTACTTTTTTAGCTTTGCTTTGCACTTTTTTGTTTGCGTGAGCCTTACCAATCAAACCAAACTCAATTAAACGCTTGGCGGTAAAATCATCATCAAGCTGCCTGATATCGCCCTCATAGTATTGCTTATCGCCATAATGCTGTTTTAAGACTTCATATTCAGCCATTTTCATCTCCCATAAAAGATATGACCTGTCCTGATGGCAGGTCATATCAGCAAGTTTCAAGGCTTATTTCGCTACCAAATCGCCATAAATAAACGCCTCAGGGCGATATACGGCTAATGCAAGACGCTCTTCGCAAAGGATAGTAACCAAGTTTCGTACAAAGTCATCCTCGTTTTCGGTTGCCACGGCAATCGCCGCTTGCTGTCGGTCAAAGATTTGTGCACCAAGGTTAAACGCACCTGTCAAGAATTTGCCCGTACCCATGGCGGTTGTTTCAACAACTGGTACGCCCCATAGGGTGCGATTTGCCGTACCTTGTGGCAAGCCGATGATATGCCTATTATCCGCATCTTTTTCTAGCTCAATCTTAGCCCAATCGATTGGGTTTAAGACGATGCCAGAGGCAGGATATTCGGCTAACACCGCTTGTAGCTGTGCCAATCGCAACTGGTCAATGATGGTATATGTGCTAAGCGTCGCTTTGTCTGCAAATGCTGTCGCTTGCGGGATAATGCCCTTAAGATTGCCATTTTCGCCATCACCGTTTAGCAGCTGACGATCTTCAACCAGTTTTAAGCCATAAATCAAGCGTCCGTTGATATAGCTTGCCAAAGCTGATGCGTCATCTAAAATTTGTCGTGACGCTTTGACATAGTGTGCAAGGGTTCGCACTGATACGCTTTGGGTGTCAAACTTGATATGTGACTGTGCTTTTTTGTCACCTTCATTGTGCTGTGCTGCTGCTGAGTTTGTAAAGCCTGTTTCACGCACATATTCAAGTGCATTGCTATCAGTCGTGCCTTTCATCAGCAAGTCACGCACTCGCAGACGCTGATCAGGTGGGGCTACAATGCCTCCTAGACGCTGTGTTTGTACCAGTGCACCTGCTGCCCCGCTGGTGTCGGTGGTGGCACTGGTAATCGTCGCTTTAATATTTAGCTTGGCTCGATTGCCTGCGGTCGGATTATCAGCAAATTGCTTAAACGCATCAGATTCAAACAAACGCTCACCCAGTGACTTTTCAGGCTCTTGATTTTGTGCTCTGCGTGCTTGTTTTTGCTCTATGGCATCAAGGCGTGCTTTAACATCACCCATTGATTTAAGCGCTTCATCAACATCCCCTTTTAAAGTAGATAAGTTATTTTCACCTTTTTCTAAGCGGCCCGTTAATTCTTCGCCCAAGCCCTTGACATAGTCAGTGGCTTTTGCAAGCTCGGTGGCGAGCTGTTTTGTCATATCAGACATTTATGTCTCCTGTGATAGATTTAATGATTTGTAATGCATCTTTAAGTTCTGCTGGCTCACCCAGCAATTGACGCAAGCCATGTGATGCGATTGCTGTGGCTTGCGATTTGCTAAATCCTGCATCACGCAAGAATTTTTCAAATTCAGATAAAGTGGGCAGCTGCCCTTGTGCCAAAGCCGATTTGACCACTGTCACGGTCGATGCGTCGTTGGCAGGAAAGGTAACGATTGAGATTTCAAATAAATCCAATTCTTTGAGCAGTAGCACCTCTTTGGTATTGTCATAGTCTGCTTGCTCAACACGATAGCCGATAGATAAGCCGTCAATCACGCCTGCTTTGATGAGTGCGTGTGCTTCACGGGCTTTTGGCACATCATCAATGAGCAATTTGCCCTCACCGTATAGCCCATGTTCATCCTCTTTGAGTGCTGTCCATACGCCGATGGGCTGTGCTCTGTCGTGTTGCCACAGTATCGGCGGCATTTTGCTGCGTGTTTCAAACTTTGCCAGCGATTTGACAAATGCCCCCTTTTGCACGCTGTCGCCGTAGCTATCCACAACATCAAAAACATTGCAATAGCCACTAAAAAAGCCGTCATCTTTAACGATTGACGGCTCAAAATTAATTGATTTGGTTTTCATGATCTTGTCCCAATTTCTCAAGCGGTGTTAGATTGAGCTGTACGGTCAGACTGTCGCCACCTGACATTGGTGGCAGATCTTCTAAAGCACGCACCTCATTACGAGTCATCACGCCATTTTGTAGCATGGTTGTATAAAAATTAGCACGCCCTTGGCTATCAGCACGCAACAGACCCTCAACGCTAAATTTAGGACTGTATTGCGACCGCTCAGACGGTGACAGTAGCTTTTTACGAATCGCCTGCTCAATGCGTTCAAGCGTGGGGCGTAAGCTGTAAGTCAAAAAGCCCAAATTCATGCCCTCAAGGCTCGATGCCCATGAGCTTGCCTTATCGGTGTGACCAATCAGCTGCGGAGGCACACCAAAAGCTCGGCATATCTCTTCAATGCCAAAATACCTAGTTTCAAGTAACTGTGCATCGCTTGGGTTCATCTTAACCCCGCTAGATGACACGCTCATACCAGCTTCTAGCACCATATATTTGCCAGCATTTTCAGGCTTTGAAAAATATTCAAGATTACCTCTTAGCTTTTGCCTTTGCTCGCTGTTTAAGATATTGTCAGTCTGCAAAAAGCCGCCAGCTTTTAAGTTATTGCCAAAAGTGTGGCTTGCAGCATTGTTAGCGTCAATTTGTGCACCCATCACGCCTGCTTGATAGCGGATTGGCGACAAGCCAACCAAGCCATCCATGGTAAACCCTTTGATGTGTAACACATCTTCAGCACCAAAAATATCCTCGCCGACTTTATAGCTAATATCACCATCACGATTTCTTTTCACTACGGTAATTGATGGGTCTAATATATCAAGACTAACCACCCTACCGCCCAATCGTGTGATGTACACATAGGCATTGCCCCACAGGTCAAGACTGACAATCACCGACTCCCAAAATTCAGACGCTGTCATGTCCGCATTTGGGCTGTCATGCAAAATTCGGTACAAATGGTGATCTGTTGCCAATTCCTTGCTATCAGACTTTAAGTGCAGGGGCAAACTGGCGATAGTCTGACTTCTTAATCGTACACACGCCCAAACTGCCGATAATTTTAAAGCGGTTTCTGCGGTTACTGCCGTGCCAGATGGCATGTGCATTGAGTTAAACGGAGCAACTTCGCTACCTTTATCAAGTCGCTTACCGCCCCCAAACAATCTGGCGTAAAACCGTGACCACCAGTTTTCATCATTCATAATTCACCCAATAAAAAACCTGCACCGTTAACGATGCAGGTAACTAATTTTTCTTGTGTGCTACAGAGACAAAAGATTAAGCAATAATCATATTATCAAAAAATTCATCTACATTCCCAGTATCTGTATGCACAATCGCCCTAGATAAAGCCATAATCAATGCGACCATACCGTCAATCTTATTCTCAGCCCTTTCTTTATTCGGATAGATATTATCCTTTTTATCAAGGGTTGCCACCACATTTGACGCTTGCCAAGTTAAAATCGGGCAATCACCATGTGCCAGTCGCTTTTGTAGCACCAACGCCTCAAGCTCTTTCATCGGCTCGCTCATGTTTTGCACGGTGTGTCTTAGTTCGACCATCACCATACCTTCTTTTTCCATCTCTTGGGCAAGCTGTGTGGCTTGCCATGGGTCATACGCCACTTCTTGCACATCAAACCGACCATAAAACTCACGCAAATCGTCCTTAATGGCATCAAAATCCACCACCTCCCCCATGGTCAGGGTGAGCAGGCTATCGGCATCCCATGCTCGATAACGCTCAGTGTTACTATCAAGCTCTTCAAGCACACGCACATCTGGCAAATAATAACGCCCATGTACATGGTAATTGAGATCGTCAGCTGTCGGTGGGAATAGCAAAATTAGTGCCACCATGTCAATTTTTGTGGCAAGATCAAGACCGATAAAGCAAGGACGGCCTGTCAGTGCAGACAACGGCAACCGCTCTGGAGCATTTGCCCATTTTGCCATGTTCAGCCAAGCATTTTTTGCACCCACCCACTCATTTAGGTGTTTCGTTCTAAAAATTGCCTGCTTAGCAGCACTCATTTTGGCATCACGCTGTCTTGCCTGTAAAAACTCAGCCGATACTGAGATATCCATGTTTGGATTGGCTTTTTTAAGTGCAATTTCGCTTGTCCAATCATCGTCTTTGTCCATGCCATATAGCACCGCCCAAAGGTCGGGAATATCCATTACCCCATCAAGCATTTTTTCAGCATCTCGCACCATCTGATGGCACGCACCCCCGATGGATGAACCTGCTGTAGTAATCACAAGCATAATCGGCTGTTCTCGTGCACCCATGCCCGTTTCCATGGTGTCGTACAAATCGTTATTTTTATGCTCATGGTACTCATCAATGATGGCACAAGATGGGCTTGAGCCATCACCAGGCTTACCAATGATCGGTTCAAATCGTGAGCCATCGGCTAAGCGTGCCATGTTCGATGCATTGACTTCAATGCCGTAAAAGTCTTTAAGTGCTTTGGTACGCTCAACCATGATTTTAGCTGGTCGAAATACTTCCCAAGCCTGTTTTTCGGTGGTTGCACCGCTATATACTTCAGCACCAAACTCGCCATCAGCACAAAACATATAATTGCCAATGCCTGCTGCAATGGCAGACTTACCATTTTTACGACACACAAAAATTAAAATCTTAGTATAACGACGAAACCCCGTCGCTCGCTTAATCCAACCAAATGGCAGGCAGCAAGCAAAGATTTGCCACGACTCAAGGGCGATTTTTTCGCCTTTTGATGCCCACTTGCCCTTGGTATGCGGTAAAAGCTGGATAAACTTTGCCACCTTTTCTGCCTTGGCAGGGTCAAAAAAATACGGATAATCAGGGTTAGTTTCGCTGTTTTTTAGCTCGTCTAAGTGCTTTTGGCAGGCCAATTTAATGTATTTATTGGCGATAATCTCACCAGATAGCACCGCATGAATGTAATCTAAAGCTTTTTGTACATTGGGATAAGTCATAAATCTGCAAAAGGATTGGCGATAGGTTCGCTGTTGGCTGCACCTGTCAGCCGTGTGCGTGATGATGGGTCAAGACCCAGCAATGACCCAAACTTCATCATCTGCGTTTTAGCTTCGTTAATGATGGTGAGTGCAGGGTTTTTATTCAGCTTGCCGTTGTCATCCATGATAACAAGCCCATACCGCTCCACTTCTTGTTCAGCTTCACGCCACCTACTGTAGCTCATGCAAAATGCTTCGACATTATGCACATCTGCCACAGTTAGCACGCCAGTTGCCAACAATTCAGGCATCACAGTACACCACATGGTCACGGCAGTACCTGTCATCCATACTGGCGGTTCGATTTCGGTGATTTGTGCAAATTTGGGTTCGTTTTTGTTCAGGGCACGCTTGCCAGGGTTGCCTGTCAATTCTTTAATAGCTGTTGGTTTTGGTTTTCGCCCTTTCATTTTTCCACCTGTTAATTTATCTTAACTTATCCTAAAACTTCCAATTTCGCGGTCGTAAAAATTTTTTTTAGGGGGCGGTGCTACAAGACAATCTTTCCAAACTTTTTACCCGCCCCTCCCGTCCTGTGCTGTCTTAATCTTGTGACAAGAACTACAAAGTGACTGCAAGTTTGCCATATTGTCTGTGCCACCTTTCGCCTTGGGTATGATATGATCCACATCGGTTGCGTGTGTGTATCGTGCATCAGCTTTGCACATTTGACAAAGATACTTGTCACGCTTAAGCACCTGTAATCTTAATCGCTTCCACTGGCTACCATAGCCACGCTCTGACGCTGATTTATTATGTTGCCAGCCATGGCGGAGGTGCGCGTGTTCATCACAATAACCCTTCATTAATCTGCTTTTAACAAGATTTTTGCACAGTCTGGCTCTGCATGGTGTTGTCATATTTCTTCCATAAAAAAAGTGCACCTTTTAATTAGGTGCACTCCTCGAGTTTGATAATATCTTACTATTGGACTGTCGACAAAACAAGGCTTATTTGTAGGGTTTATGTAAATGAATACAGTTTATGCAATAGCCCAGCTAAAAATGATTCCGCTTTAATGAGGGCAGATCTAACATCATGGCGGCTTGCTCGGCTCTTGCCCCGATACCCAATAGCACTCAAATAGCGTACCGCAATCTTTTCATGAGACCACCCCCATACATAAAACATCATGAACACATTGGCTGACACTGAGCAATATCTCGCCAGTTCACTGACCCCCCTATCAATTTGCAAGCCCCGATCATCTGTCATCACATATACGCGGCGATTTGCTGGTAGCTTTGATCGCTCAACCATTAGCCAAGTGCTTTTAGTTTTCAAGCAATCAGGGTTATCACGCACCCATTTACCCCATTCTCTGTATTCATTCATACCGCCCCCTTGATTCTTTTAATTTCATCTTGAATATACCAAACCGCCTTTTGTAAGTCCTGAATATCACTGTTACCATCTTTTAGCCCTGCTCGCCAAAGGTATTTAATGGCGTTGCCGATATTAAAATTACGATGGCGTGTAATCTGTATGCACTCAATGCCTGATGGGTCTGATGTGTAGTGACTCGGGTGATTGACTGCGTCATTTTCAGTTTGTTTTAATTCATTCATACCTCAACAATCTCCACATCATGAAAATACTTCACCATCTTACGCTTAATTCGATAAACTTTATCTTTGGCTGTGATGGCACTTTTGACATCTTCGACGATGATTTGCCCAAGATTGTCTTTGTAGCGAAAATCTGCGACATAATCGACGCCTCTTTCACGCCTGCCAATAGTTTCAAAGTATTGGCTAGGTATCAGTATAAATTTTGGCTGACATTCCAAATCATTGATTAGCCCATCATCTTGCATCGATTTGAGCAATTTATAGCGTTCAGCTTCTTTTTTACTGTCAAAAGTAATGCCATCAATTTGTGTTTTTTTGTTTTTGTACTTCACGAACTTTATCCCGGTAAATTTTGTAAACAGTGCATGCTCGTCTGGTCTCATCATTTCGCAAGCCTGCGTAGTAGATAGATCTTAAAACCATCACATCGTCGTAATCCAAGTCAGTGATTGAATGCCAGATATCACGGTGACATGGTTCTCGTTTTCTCATACTAACCGCCCTGTGATCTTCCCAAGCGTTGCAAAGATTTCATCCTGACGATCTTTTGACACAGGCCAATGCTCATCATTGGGCTTGTTTTCAATCGCAGGTGGTGGTGTGTAAACTTGGCAAGTGATACCGTCTTTGACAAAGCGATTAACGATCAGCTCATACTCATCTTTGAACGCATTTTCAGCACGCCATTTGTCATGTTCTGACTTGATATCCTGCCAAAGGTGGTAGGTGGCATCATAGGCTTGTTTTTCAGCAACAGTGATCACCGTGTTCTTAGGATGAGCAATCCACTTCAAGATATTGCCCAGAGCACCTGATTTGCCACGATAACTGTCTGAAATGGCATCGTCATGGCTAAAGCTTGGTAAACCCAAACACCAGCGACGAAACAAAGCTGCATCTGGACAAAAGCCCTTGTTTGCCATCGTGTTGATACCCGCAACCAACTGCTCAGGCGTCAAATCTTGTGTGACAAAAGCAAAAATATTCACCACATCTGCGGTTTTCATAGCACCATAGCGTTTTTCAAATGAACCAATAGCTAAGCCTTGTATGACTGCCACTAAGTGTGATGGACTGTGAATTTGAATCATCAAGTTACTCATGCGTCACCCCAAGTTTTGGATTTGCGTTTTTGCTGTAAAAATTTTCACCAAAGTTATTCGCCATGGCTGCCAATTCATCAGTGCGATTCGTTGGTTTTTTGCTGTCCGATCTTGATAACCATTGACGAAATTTCTGTCTTCTCACAAAGTCAGTATTCAGCGGTTTACCAAGCGTGGCTTGATTGTCGTAGTACGCCTTGAAATCTTGCAAAGCGATTTGATACTGCGATGCATTGAGTGTGACATTCACGCCTGCCCTAAGCAATTCAGATTGCATTTCCTGCATGGGTGGTGGTTGCCAATCCGCCAAGCTGCAAAAATTTTGCTCGCGCGCGTTAGTGTGTGTATATATATTATTGGTTATTGGTTTATGGTTATTGGTTGGTTGAACGGTCGTTGAACGGTCGTTAATTTCCTGTTGAACGGCTGTTGAACGGTCGTTAATGTGATGTTCATCATTTGCTTGCTGATTGTTTTCGTCTTGTTCAGCTTTCTTTTTACGAGCGTTAGCCGAAGCTTTGCCAGCATTTGATGCAACTTCTTGCTTTTTCTTGTATTCTGCAATTTCTTCATCGCATCGTGCTTGGTGATAGCCATCATCTTCCAAAATAAAAAAATCTTCCAGCACCATATCTACTGCTTTTTGCAGTTTTTTGGTTGTTGCTCGAAGGTAGCGATAAATTTTATTTTTATCTGATGGTAAAGGTAATTCGTTTGAATAATACCAAGCGAGTGCACGATGATACATGCACTCTTCTTCGACACTCAAATGAATGGTTGCATTGTTAAAATCATTAATGTTGTGACTATAGTAATGCATCAGTTCACCTCCGCCGCATAGTAAACGCAATAAATATGATTGGTGCTATCACGAAGCTTCTTGTTTTTGATCAGCGTTTTGCCTTCACGCTGATTAAACCTGCTCACTGCCGAGCCTGCCGCTTTAATCCCAAATTGTTTTTTGATTTGAGCTGATGTCATATGCTCACCTGTTTTTTGTAGATGCGATAGCAGCAATCTAATCTTGGCATTTGGATTTTTATACTGGCGGCAGGCGTGAGCTTTGCACACCATTTTCTTTGTCTGCTCTTTATTAAGATTGATGACTTTGCCACCTTTTTTGATAAATTCAGCGATTTCTCGCTCTTGGGCGTCAAAATCTGTGCGACGCTTACTAAAAGCATTGCTCACAAAATTAAAGTTTGGTATAATAAATTCGTTCATTTAACTTTCCTTAAGTTAATCCGAAAAATGGACACGCCCCTAGTTGCTGCTAGGGGTTTTTGCTTTCTTTCGTGGTCGTAACTCTTCTGAACGCACCACGCCGTTTGTTAGACTTTCTGCCAAGTCTGCATTATCTCGACTAATATAAAAGCGATTATTTAACCAACCGCTCACAGCCGATTGTTCCACATCCAAAGCATCTGCTAGCTTCATCTGTGATCCAAAAAACTCAATGAGACACTGCACAGCTTTATTTTTTGTTTTAGACATTACACCACTCTCTTATAAAAATATAAGAAATTATAAGTTAAATGATACAAAAAATCAATTAAAAAATAAGTATTCTAATTTGTAAAAATATTAGTTGTCTAATATAATTATCTTAGAAATATCCTAAAAATAGGAAAAAGCTATGGAACTCAAAAATCGTCTGAAACATGCAAGAAAAGCCAAGGGGCTTACCCAAAAGCAAGTAACCGAGCAAATTAAGGGCTTGTCCCAATCTGCATACTCTCAGCTTGAAAGTGGTAAAAGCAAAAGCACCACTCGTGCTGTTGAGCTGGCACATCTTTTTGGTGTTGACGTACATTGGTTAATTTCTGGCGAAGGTGAGATGACAAAAAATAATTATGAACTCACCCCTATCACCGAATGGGACGATAGCACCCCGTTGGATGATGATGAAGTTGGGATCTCTTTTTATAAAGACATTGCCTTCGCCTGTGGCCATGGCGCGGTCAATGGTGATGTGACGCATGAAACCCGCAAATTACGCATGGGTAAGCGTACACTGAGCAATCTTGGGGTAATGCCTGAAAATGCCTTTGCGGTCACTGCCCGTGATGACAGCATGATGCCCT